GCTTCACATCAGCCGTGCTCTTGTCAACCGCAGCCTGCACCACGTCGAACGGTTCGCCGGTGATTTCGGCTAGAGCGGCAGCGAGGTTGAATACGACGACTTGGAGGTCAGCGAGTTCGGACCGGGCATAGATCGTGCTTGCTATCCCAACGCCGTCGATTGGATGATCGTCCCATAAAGTATCATCGTCAAAAATCCATTTGGCCTCTCCAGATAAATCAATCATAAGCTGATCTATACGAGTTCGCGGAGAAACTTTTGGTAGCCAAAAACATCTCGCTAATTCCCCAAGCTCCTCTATTAGCTTGCACACCTGTCGGGCCGCGAACTGCTCCGCCGTCCAGCCGTCACGATAGCCACGATCCGCTGTGTTTTGTGTGACTTGATTTTGTGCGTCCATTACCAATACCTCCCGACGATCACCGTGACGCCGTTTACCGTCGCCCGCTCGAATGTCGCCCGAGTGTAGGGGCTGCCCGGCATTGGTGTCAGTTCGACATTGCATTGTCTATCCAGTCCGCTGGCGTAGAATTTTGCCAGAGCTGTGTCACCGTCGATACCTGGAAGATCAAACCATAGCTTTGTTGCTAGGTTGTCTGGAAACCCGCTGCCGTGTTCGACGATAACAAAGTGCCCATCTCGTACAACCCATAGTACGTATGCTTTACTCTTCATCACATCCCCAACCCTTTCATCAGGACCAGCTCTGCCTGGACCATCTCCGCCGCTGTCTTTGTCGTAACCGGCGCGGGTTCTGAATCAGTCAATCGCTGCCCGGTGTTGGCGGCCACTCCAAATGTTGACGTGCCGCGTTCGATTTGACGCGCGGTCCTCGACATTTTGTCGGCGCGTGTTTCGGTCGCGCCGACGAAGGTTTGTGATTTTGTCATCGTTTCCCCTTTCAAATTGCGCCGGACTGCCGTCAAGCTGGCGTCGAGTCCATCCAGCACCTTACCCGCCCCATCCTGTTTCGATATCCCGTCACGAACAGCCCAGCGCATAAATTGTTAAAATGTCCGCCGAGACCGAATCGAACGGTCCACCAGGTCAGCGGTCGGGATTTTTGCAATCCCCCCATCAGGTCTACCAAACAGTTTGCCGAATTTCTGCGTTGTCTTGGCAGAGATACCACGGTTCGTCCAGTCCAACGACGTTGCCATCATCGTCGTAACGATGTTCATCGTTAAAAGATTCGTAATAGGACAAATCTAGAACGAACCCGCGGACCCAATCGCCATACTCAATACTCCATTGCGCATCTCGCCAGATAACAAAGTAGACAGTTCCACAGTCTGGACAAGTCCATTTTGTGCCAATGGCTGGCGGTGCATCATGATATCGCCTGAATTCGATAGGCTTGCCGCGCAAATCTGATAGCCTAACTGTGTTACCACAACAACTTGAGGTACATAGATTTCTACTCATAATAATATTCCCCTTTCTAAAAAGCGGGCGGCTCCAATCGCTGCTGCCCCGCCGCCCGGGAGGGCTAATTTGAAAAATCCCCGGCACATCCACGCAACGGGGGCGCTGGTAGATGCGCCGGGGTCGCTCGAAAACTAGTTGGGTTCCGTGTCACCTCCTATATTCTATCTCGATAACGCTGCCGTCATCGAGTTCGATTTCGACACCTTGCGGCGTCTCGGTTATTTCGTGGTCTGGATAGTCGCGCTGTACATCGGCAATCCAGGCTTGATATGCTTGCCATCTGGAGCGGTCGGCGTCGTGCGTCATCAGCCTAGTTTTTCCGCTTCGCGCGCGGCCTCGGGGTCGTCGAACCATAGACACGAAAACCTCTCGTGCCCATCGTCGAATACGCCTGAGTCGCTTACAAATGCGTCAGGCATTCGTCTTAGTACCGGCTTTTCTGGCAGTTGCAGCCACTGGCTGCCGTCGATTTTCCAGGCATACCATCCGCCTTCATTGTGTTTCATCTCTAATTTTCCTTTCTACGACGCGCCCGGCAGCGCATCCTGCTGGGTGGCGCGCTCGTCTGCAACGTCGCCGTCTGTCTCGAATGCCTGAGCGTAGTTCTCCCAGGCCGTCACCGTATTGAACGTTGGCACGCCATTCTCTCGACACCAGTCATGGAACTCGTCCCGCCTCCAGTACATTTTGATTTCGCGGCAGGCATCGTTGAAATTGTAGACCCCGCGAGACTTGAGGCCGTCAATGATCAATGACGTGACGGTCTCGGTTTGCGATCCGCGATGCTCTCGGACCTGCTCATCGCGGATGGCCTGCACCAGTCCGATTGGAAATCGTACCGTGGTTGCTTTTGTCATTTTATATGTACCCGTCGGGTACATATCCAGCACCCATCAAATTCATCGCAACGTTTCTCGTCCCACTCCCGGTTGATCGCGCCGCATGCGGCGCGCTTGTCTGCCGCGTTTTCGATGCGGCGTTTTGCTTTCGCCGCGCCCATCAAATTCTCGGCGCGGCCCCCATTTGTTCCATAACCTGTAAAATAAATCTTTGTCATTTCCCTGTTCCTTTCGTGTTCGTTCCCGTATCCACTATGAATACATTATACACCATTTTTCCTCTGGTGTCAATACCCAATTCGTTCACATTTGTAGCCAATTTTTATTTACAGTTGTAAACTTGTTGACAGGCGGGCGCAGTCGTGGTATACTTGTATTATAATCATAACACACAAACGAGGTGATATGAAATCAAAACGAGTGAGCATGCAAGCCGCCGTTACCGACACGAAGCACCCTGATTTATACGAATGGTGGACTACGACGCCGGGGGATGAAAAGTCCGAGATTGTGCGCGTGGCAGTTCGGCGGTATTTGAGAGAGAGCACAATGCTGACGACGATTAGCAAACAACTAGACAGGATCGAACGGTTAGGTGAGGAGATATTGGAAAGGATTGGGGAATGAAACAATACAAAAACATTTCACCCTGGTTTGATCACTGGACAGGCGAGGTCAATGCCGCATTTGTATCGTCGTTGACAATGGCGTCGAACTGGCTTGCCCCCATACCGGAGGCAGCTATGACGGGCAATGCTATCATGACGATATTTGATTTGCCGCCGTGGTTGGCGTTTATCGTGGCCGCCAGTATCGAGATTGCCGGGTTTGGCGTCAATTCCTATTATCTAGAGGCTCAGGCATTCAACGAGACGCAACAGGCATATCAAAGGCGGCACAATGCCAAAGATACCAAATTACCGCTTGAGGATGCTCAGGGTGCAGGCGTGATGGTAATCGCGTACTATATCGTTACTGGTTGCGTCGTGGCATTCAACGCAATCTATCAGGTGGCAACGAAAGTTGCACCGCCAATCATGTTACTTGCGATCCTATTCCCGGTAGTTTCGGCGCTTGCGACGGTTGCGGCGAACCGTCGCGCGGCATTACACCGCAAGATCATCAATGGAAACGAAACCGAGGTGAAAGTTGCTAAATCATTGCAGGATAATAGCGAAACTGTCGCGCAACCAGAACCGGAACCAGCGCAACCGAAACCAGAGCCGGTGCAACTGAATGATAGGCAAATCGCAATTGCCGAGACTTTGGCGAAACAACCCGAAATCACCTATACGCGACTTGGCAAGTTATTCGGGGTTTCGCGTACTACCGCCGCGAAGGATGTGCGCCAAGTGAAACTTGCAGGCAAACTTGGCAGCAACGGGCACGGAATGGAGGCAGAATAATGGCTAGACCTGTCATAGACATTCCACCAGAGAAAACCAATGTCGGCCTCGAAACAGAAGTCAAAATCCCCACCGTGATGGCTGTTGTTGGCGCGCTGGCCGTGGATGTCGTCGAGGTCGGCACATTCCTGATTTGCGCGATTTGGCGGCTATGGAAAATTGACGCACGCACGGCCTGGACATTTATTGCCGAAACGTGGGGCGGATGGATGATCGGCCTGCTTCTCCCCTGGGGATTATTCGGCCTGACGCTCGCCGTCTCGTTTTTTGTCCAGACAATCGACAAGCACAGCCCATCAACGCGCAAACCACGCGAGGCGAACTCGGGCATTTTCTCGGCCTGGTTCCCGAAAAAGCAGGCGCGCGAGGATGCGGATCTAGCATACCGGCGGGCGTTTGGAGGTGATGACAATGAGTAGAAAATGTGTAAGGCAATATATAGCAGAGCGCTTGAAACGAAATCTGATAGAGTGGGGCACGATCTTTATATTTTCTGGCACTTTGGTGGGCCTTTCAGTTGCCCTAATCTATGCGTTCAAAATACTGGTAGACATAGCGCCATTTTTTTCTGTGATTCTGCTAGGAGAAATAGCCTGGGTTTGGCTATGTGTATTTGTGACGGAAAGCAAAAGAGAAATCTATAAATTGTACAAAGACGCGCGAGAGCGGTGCCAATACGAATAGATTTGGAGGCAGTGACGATGACAGGTGATTTCTGGATTTCCGCGTTATCAATGATTGCGCCTAGAATGTACAAACGGTTACGTGTCAAACAGGCCGACGACGTGCGATTGCAACAGATGGCCGCCGAAGCAATGCGACATTTTGAACGGGACGCAAATGGCAATCTTGGCGCAGTCTACAACGGTTCTGTATTCCGTGATCTGGACAGTGGTGCATGGTATGGAATGATCGGCGACATTGTACGCGACGTGGTACAAGATGAATTTCACAAAATGCGCTTGATGTTGATGGCCGCGAACAACGGATCGCCTGAACAAATCGCGCAGCTTGTGCCCGATACGGCAAGGGAACTGCCGACGCATGTTCCGCTTCGTTCGCTTGTTGAGATGCCGACATATCGAAACCTTGTACTTGGCATGGGCGCCGACGGCCCAGTCAAGGCGGATATGTCCGAACTGGTCCACATAGCCGTGGGCGGTTCAAGCGGTTGGGGAAAGTCAATCTTTTTGCGATCGATAGCGTACCAGTTGGCAATGTCTGCCGATCCGGTCGATCTGGTAATGATCGACCTAGAAAAAGCGACACTTGCACCATTTGAGGCCTGTGATCGACTGCTTTATCCAGTCATCGACAGCGAACGCGATACCGTTGCTGTATTTTCTGAATTGACAGACGAACTCAATCGCCGGCGCGAATTGTTCAGCCAGTACACTGGCGTCGATTCACTCTACCTGTACAATTCGATGGCAGGCGAGCCGATCAAGCCTCTTGTCGTAATCGGTGATGAAATCACGGCACTGTTGGCAGATCGAAACGTTGAGGATGGGTTGGCTACATTGGCCCTCCGCGCGCGCAAGTTCGGGATGTGGCTAATCCTCGCTGGACAGGATTGGAAAGCCGCAAATGTAGATACGACCATTCGTAATCAGCTCTCGTGTTGTGTCCAGTTCAAAGCAAAAAGCGGCGCGCAATCGCGCATCCTGCTTGACACATCCGATGCACAAAATATCAACGTCCAGGGCCGCGCGCTGGCCTGGTTGCCAGGTCGAGACATTATGGAATTTCAGGCACCGATCATCGGGCGCCAGGATATTATCGCAGCAATGACCGGAAACGGCCCGCAGCGAGAAATGCCAGACACGCCAGATGACCTGAAACAACGGGTGATCGATACCTGGGCGTCAATGGAACGGCCAAACATCACCTCTGTCACGGCTGAAATTTTCGGAGGCCAGCGCGGTGGGGCAAACTGGAATCGGGTCAAAGAAATCGTCTACTCTACTGGTCTACTGTAGGCATACTTGGGCGTGAATGTGTAGGCGAGTAGAGTAGTAGACAAGAAAGGTGAATGATGGCATTAGAGGTATTTTTTCGTGATGACATAGCGAACATACTGTACGGCGTTTCGCTCGCGAGTACGGGCGCGCCGATTGTGGTGCGAGAATTTATCGCCGAAATGGGAAGCCAGCCCGACCTGCACGAACTTGGAGAGAAAATAGCCCTATATGAACGCGGCTACAATGACGCGCTGATTGCCGCCGCCGTCGCATTTGGCGTTCTGTTGGAATGAAAAAAGCCCCCGATGTGGGGGCCTGATTCCAGCTTGCTGCTATTCCCCTTTCTCCACGCACCAGGCGAAATCCTCGTACACCTGCCCAGCGATGTGCTGGACGGTGCCGATCTCGCGGTGATCGATCTCGTCATTGACGGCGGCTCTGAGCGGATAGGGCAATACGCCGCCGGCTCCGAAATCATAGACGACCTCGATATCGGCTTCTGGATAAGCCTCGCGGAATTTGGTCTCGACCAAATCCGCGTACTTGGCTGCGCTCAGACGCTCGTCGTACATTTCCATTTCGTCGTCGCCGATCAGTAAATCTGCTGCGTGAAATCCGTATCTGACGCTCGTGATTTTTTCATCCATTTTGTGCTCCCTTTCTAGCTGTGCATACAGCCTATCCACGGCAAGAGTTACAATCTCGCCCTTTGTCATATTTTCCCGCCCGGCGATTGTGTCCATTTGCCGGCGGGTGATGTTGGGGATCCGAACGTTTAATTGCATTTTTGCCATTGTATTCTCCTGAAAAATGAGGGCGGGTTTCCCCGCCCGTTTCTAGTTGCTTCCGTCTGTGAAGGTCAGTCCGAATGAGCCGACGCCGTTTCCGCTTTTCACTGAGCCGATGATCGTGCTGGCGGCGCCTTTGGTCAATGGGTAGCCGTCGGGGATTCTGACCTGCAGAATTGCCAAATACTCACGTTGGCGGCTGGTCGCTGGGTGGTCGTGCCAATTTGTGCTGTCGATATTGCCGAATTCCTCCTGGCTGATGCATTTGCTGAATGCGCCGCTTAAAATTCCCCAATCCTCGGCGTCCAACTGATACGGTCCGTAATTGCCTTTTTCAAACAAATTGTAATCGACTGCGCGATTCATTGCCAATCTGTTTCCGTCTATCGTATATTTCTGTCCATTTGGTGCTATGATTTTGAATGCCATTTTCGTTCTCCGTTTCGTGTTCGCTGTTTGGTTAACTGTCTACATTATAGCATATCGCTAGCGTATTGTCAATAGACAATCCTGCAAACATGATAGCAAAAAAGGGCCAAAATCGGCCCTTTTATTGTACGTTTCTGCAAGGTTATAATTCTCTAAGCCGCCACTTTCGAAGATCCGGTTCGACTTCGCGCATTGCCACGATCAGCGCGAGCACCGTATCAAACGTTTTTGATTTGTGCGCCGGCATGCCTTCGTGATGATACGAGAGCGCGAAGGCAATGCCGTCATCGGTGTCGATCTCGCTTGCGCTGGCGATGTAATCGTCGCCGAATTCGCACCAGAGGCCGCGATCTAGGTTGTCGGCAATCCGCTTGCTGACTTTTTGCTGTGGCAATCCCGCCATCCTCAGCGCGTGGCCAGTGATGTGTTCCGGGCAGCGGATGATTAGATAACCTGCCGGCGCATCTTTGATCTGGTGTTCCAACCAGCCAGCTTTGAGCGCCTCGCTACGCTCTTTTGTTTTGCCGCACTTTGAGCAAACTAATCTTGTTTCAGTCATTCCTTCTCTCCTTGCCGGTTACGAGGCCACCGGCGGGGCACTGAAAATTATTGATTTCTCGCCGCTTCCTCTGTTGGATCTGATGCCAATGAGCATATTGTGTGTTGTTGTATTTTAGACCGGCATTTCTGGCAGAGATACATTCCGCTGTCGTTATTGATGCAAACTAGATTTTCTGTCGTTCCGCATTCGAAGCAAACCGGCGTTTCTGGTGTATCGAAAAATGCTGAGAAAAAATCGTGGTTGTCTTGCGGTTGTGATTTGTAGGCAGCCTCGCATTCTTCACGGTACATCGTGTGCCATTCGCCGCCGCAAAGTTCGAGCGCTTCGTCAATGTCGGCTTGTGTAATCTGGCCGTCGATGTCGCCTGCATTTTGGTATGGATTCCCTGTCAGGAAAAAGCCGCCGCGCTTGCCGTTGTCGAGGTCGATGTAGATTCTTGTTTCGATTTTGTAGCCATCTTTTCCGTTCCAGTTCTTTTTCCAAACTTTGATTTTCTCTATCATTTTGCTCTCCATTTCCGCGGTCACCGTTTGATTAGCTGTCTATATTATAAGCGATTTTCGCTTAAATGTCAATAGGCAAATGGTTAGAAATTGGTTAGAAATTGGTTAGAAATTTGCGATTTCAACCAGAAACGACAAAAGCCGCACTAGAAATGGTGCGGCTTCGTTAATGGCAGACTGCGCAAATACCTAAACAGCCAATTTGCGTAGCCTGATTTGTTACGAGACGCGCATAATCCAGCACAGCGCGTAGTATGGTGGTAAAATGCTTTCTGACGAGCTGCCTTCTGTACTGCTCGATCCGGTGACATCGTGACTGTGGCTGTCGCTATCGGTTGAATAGCTGCCCGCACCGTGGCTGTGAGATGAACCGGCGGCGGTGCTGCCTGAGACGGTGTGATTGTGAGTAGATCCCGCCGCACTGGTACCGCTCATGCTGTGCGTGTGGGCACTGCCGGCGCTGCTCTCGCCCGAGACATTATGTGTATGGTTGAGGTTTCGGACGTTCGTATCATATAGCGTGCTCTGCAAATCAACCGTCGCGCTGGATGATGCGTCTGCGGCATAAGATCCAGCGCCGTGGGTATGGCTTGATTCGTTCGCCGCCGCTATTGAGCCTATGCCGTGGGTATGGCTCGACTCGTTCGCCGTAACCAATGAGCCGGTGCCGTGGGTATGGCTCGATTCGCTGGCACTGGTTCCCTCGACATTGTGACTATGTGAGTCGTTATCCGTTGCGTAACTGCCCGAGCTGTGATTGTGTTCCCAGTCAATGGAGGACGAGCCGCCGGTATCGCCCGGGCTATAGGTATCGCCGGCGCCAACGACAAATCTGTTTCGCAGATCGGGCGTGCCGTTGCTGCCATTGCACAGCGCCCAACCAGATGGGATATTACCTGACGAGCCATGCCATAATATGATGCCGCCGACGGGTATATTTCCCTCGTATATGATAGCTTGCGTCTCGTCCGCAATGCTGTTGCCCTCGCGTTCACCGCCTGCGGTGGGCAGCGTATTTTCCTGCAACATGCGCACTTTGTGTTTGGTTTTCTCAATTTGTTCGATTAGATTGCCCTGGCTTTTGTCTAGGCAAACGTAGGATGGTTGCAAGCGTGGCATTTATCGATCCTCCTCTGCCACGACGCGGCATAGGTGCGTGCCGAAATCAAATTCGCGCGTTAAAATGCGAACGTTGACATCCGTGCCGTTGAATCCATAATTGGGCAAAATAGCGCGGATAATATCGCCCGCGTGATGGCCAGCGTATGGCGCCGCGTCCATATCATATTCCGTGCCGACGAGGTGTATCCACGGCTCGCGGTGGCGATCAATGCGCGTGGCGGCGATTGTCTCACATGTGCCCTGTTCTAGTATCTCTGAATATATCTCCGATTCCTGGCAAAGGCCGTACCGTGCTCTGCTCGTCTCGTCTGTCTCGGTTGCAACGGGGCGATCATCATCCCACGTCGAGCCTTTACCAATGGCCGTAAATTCATTGATGATAGGCCCACGGTAGGAAAATTCCTCGACAGTAAAATTTTCACCCTCAAACCAGATCGCTTCGGCAGACAAATCGCGGCCCAATTTTTCGTAGAAATTGATAGTAAATACGATTTTACCACTTTCTACAGTCGTCACGATCTCGTAGGCGTAGGGCGTGTATTCGTCATTCAGCAATTGCTGCGTGATGACCTCCTGCAATTTTGTATAGTGGTTTTCAACCTGCAAATCGTCGCCGCCCTGCCAGATCGAGCCGAGAACAATACCTGTCGGGTGTTCATTGTTGGCCTTTTCCAGCAACTTTTGCAGAATGGTGCCAGCGTTATTGCCGTCAAAAATCTGCTCTCGTTCGGTATAACGCCGATTGAGCAGACGCTCCGGTGAATATACGTGCATCTCTATTGTGCCGTCATCGCGCCAGACCTGCGGGCAATCTATTACCCCGCCCCAGTCGGGCAAACCATTCTGGAATTGGATAACGATTCGATTTCCAAATTGGCAAATTGTCTCGGTCGCTTCATCTGCATCAATTGCCATCACAACCGTTGTCGGCTGATTGATACGCCATGCAACCTGATCAATTCGCGGCTCGATTTCGGCAAAGATATTTTGTGATAGGTCTGCCACGAGAACGCGAGCCTGCGTTTCAAGTATGATTGCCGGCGGCGGCGTGGGTGAGATAGACGGCGAGACAGACGGCGACACGGACGGTGATACCGAGCTGGATGGCGAGATGGACGGCGATTCAGATGGTGACACCGATGGTGAAACCGAGGGCGACACGGACGGCGACACAGACGGTGAGACAGAAGGCGACACGGACGGCGAAATGGATGGTGAGACGCTTGAACTTGGCGACGGCGATATAGATGGCGATTCAGATGGTGACACTGAACTAGACGGCGATACCGAACTGGACGGCGAAATGCTTGCACTTGGTGATAGTGATGGCGAGACCGAACTAGACGGCGATGACGAAACGGACGAGCTTTCCGAAACGGACGGGCTAATGCTTGCACTTGGTGATAGTGATGGTGAGACGGATGGCGAAACGGACGGGCTGACTGATGGAGAAACGGACGGCGATACGGATGGTGATACGGACGGACTGACCGATGCCGATCCTGTCGCATACGCCTCTATCGCAAAATAGAACCATTTTCGCGCGGTACCATCGGTGGTACTAAAATTCAGCGTCCAGCCATTGGCATCGAATGACGAAAATGCCGCGACGTGACTGGCCGATCCATCGTCAGCAGGAAAGTTGACTGCCGTGTCGTCGCTCAGAGATTGCGTGTCTGCGGTGCCCTCTGCGTCCTCGTCCTGGATGCTATTGCTATATGCGTCATCCGCATCAAAAACAGAAACGCCGAATGACCCCGCGTCCCCGTCGGTGTAATTGGTATCTATGGCCTGCAACTGCGTCATACCCAACAGGACAAATTGTGGCGTGAAACTCGGATCGGTGATTGAGTCGGTGCCCGTACTGGTCGGCGTGTCAATAATGCCAGCGGCGAAATCTACCGCGCCACTAAATGCCAGCGCGAGGTAGCCAACCTCGTCACTATCTGAATTG